ATATTAATTTCTGCCATTATAGTTAATGATTATAATTATAACAAAATATTTAATATATTTTAAATATATATATTTCTAAAACCCTACTATTTCCAAGTCTTTAATATACCAATATTCTGAAGAACCATTTGGTAGTGGTCTTCTAATAATAAAAGGAATTTTCTTCTCTCTTAATTCGAATTCGGCAATAACATAACTATCAATAATATTTTCAGGAACTTTAACAAAAGGTTTAGCACCTGTCTCTATTTGTTTAGCTCTCTGTCCTAAAATTCTCGCTTTTTCATATTTAGTTAAGAATGGTATTGTTTTATGATTTGGATCAATAACAATATTATCATTATTTCTTACGACTGTCGCTAATTTCACAATTTCATCATAATTATGTGTAAAACATTCCGGATGAAAATCGTTTATATAATTTTTAGTAATTTCACTGTCAAACTTTTGTAAATAAGTTTCGTTATCATCATCGTCATCATCATCTTCATCAAAATTTAAATGTGAATTGTTTGTGTGTTTTATATTTTTGTTTTTTTTTGTGACAACTTTTTGTTTTTCATTCAACTCAATATCATTTTCTTCTTCATCAGCTGACTCGTATTCTTCGTTTTCATCTTCTTCGTCTTCATACTCATTATCTTCTTTAGGAATACCACCTTCTTCTTCTTCTTTAGGAATGCCATCATCTTCTTCAATTTCGCCTTCTTCAAGTTCTTCTGCTCCTCCCACAAACTCTTCATCATAGCTTTCACTTTCACTTTCGCTTTCTTCGCCACCACTATAGTATTCAATGTCGCTCATTATTACTGTTGTTATTATATTTACTAAAGATACTTTTAAATAAAAATAATCAATTTTATTTAAAAAAAAAAATATATTTAGTTTATTTATGATTTTCTTATCTATACAAGATGCAGAATATATATTTTTTAATAAAATTTTATTTTTATGCTTGTTCGTTTGTTTTCCAAACAGTATCACAATCACTACATAAATATATGTATTTCATATTAGTATCATCATATCTAATATATATTATTTCTCGTTCTTTTTCGTCTTTATTTGTAGGACAATCTCTATTAGGACATAATACATTATTTATACGTGGTAATGTAGGGTCTAACTTTGTATACTTATTAATAATATAATTAAATGATTTTTCATTTTTTTTTATTTGTGTTTTGGATACACATACATTTTCTACAGCAATAAATTTATCTTCATTACCGCAATTTCGACAATAATAAATAAGTTTATTGGGGTCATCACTATTAATTTTAATGTAATACATATTAGAGCAGTTACTACAAAAATGCATTGTTAATATATAATACCAAATATATTTATTTATATTTGTTTATATTTATATAATTTGTATCAATTTTTTTTAATAAACAAATGTAAATATAAAAAAATGTTTTTCAAAAAAAATGTAAATTATGAAATCATATTTCGTGCTTCTTTTAATTTATTTATTATCCTGTTATAATTCACATTAATTCTCATAGTATAATAGGATGTTTTAAAATCTTTACTTTCGAAATTAAATGTGGAATTTTTTTTCTCTGCGAAGTCTAATAATTTATCATAATTCATAATAAATCTTTCTTTAATAAAAGGGAAAAAATAGTTAAAAAAAGGAAGAAAAAAATGTTCTTTTTTCATAACAACATCACAAACAGCAATATCTAAATTGGAGAATTGAATAATTTCATCATAAGGTTTTGAGTCTGTGTGATTTTCGCAAACACCAGGCTCATTTAATAAAGGGTTTTTACATAGCAACGTACATAAAGTTAAAAGAACAGTAGATATTGTTTGGCACGACGTCCATTGATCACCTCTCCAAGTATTTAATACAGACACGCAAACTTTTCCACAAGTATATAAATTTGGGTTAAAACGGATATTATTGGCATTCGTCCAATACTTAACATTTGGCGGACTATGTGGATAGTCTTGTGGAAAATGTAGTTCGAAAAAATAATAACCACCAAAATAAGGTGTGTCTTCAGGACCTATAATTAAAGCATATCCTTTCATCATATTTGTATCATCGTGAATATAGTAAATTCCATTGTCTGTTAACGGATTTTTGATAATTTGTTTAACGTCTTTTAATAGTCTTGAAATTGTATCTTTTGATATAAAAATACTCATATTTAAATAGTTGTATATAGTTAAATATTGTGCTGTTTTTTTTAAGTTAATTTGAAATAGTATATATTTTGTATGGGTCTATGTAATTAGTTGTATAGTTGTGTAGATTTTTCAGTTATTTTATTTAAAAAAAATGAAATAGAAATATATTATTATATTATATTAATAATAAAAAATGAGTTCCGTAAATATAACGTCGTCACAATTTAAAGACTTAAATGAATTTTTAGCAAAGCATAGCAATAAAAATGAGAAGGACAAAGTTGCTACACATACAAGAATCCCAGATGTTAAATTGAATATTTACCCTGGTTCATTCTGTATACCAAAAGAAGACTTACCTGTGTTTTATAGTTTGTATTATGATAGTATTTTTGTAAAAAAAAGAAAAGAGTATTTAACAGAGAGACAATTGGATGCTGACGGACCTATGGCGGTAGATTTTGACTTCAGATACCGTTATGAAGTTGATACTAGACAGCATACCAAAGAGCACATTCAAGATATGATACTACTATATTTAGAAGAACTTAAGGAAGTTTTTATATTTGAAAGTTCTAAGCCATTTAATATATTTATTTTTGAAAAACCTAACGTAAATAGGTTAGAAGATGGAAGTTTAACAAAAGACGGAATCCATATGGTAATCGGTTGTAAAGTAGAACATATACTACAGACGATAATACGTGATAAAATGCTTACAAAATTACCAGAAGTATGGGACCTTCCTCTTATAAATACTTGGGAATCAGTTTTAGACGAAGGAATTAGTAAAGGAACTACAAATTGGCAGCTATTTGGTTCGAGAAAACCAGGAAACGAAGCTTATGAATTAACTCAACATTTTGTAATTTCATATGATCCAAAAGATGGTGAATTTATGATGGATGAGAAAAAAGTTGCGGAATATGATTTGAAAAATCAGTTTTCTAAATTATCGGTCCAATGCGATTCTAATCCTAAATTTGAACTAAACCCAAAAATATTAGACGAGTATAATAAGAGATTAGGAACAAAATTTGTTAAAAATAAAAAAATTTCCAGTGGCACAAAAATAAATTTACTTGAAGAAAAAAATGGCGAAAATGAAGATGATGAAGAATATATATCTTTGAATGACATTAAAGATAAAGAAACATTAGATAAGGCTATTAACCAAATGTTGAAAAAATTAAGTCCAAACGAACACGATATTAGAGAAACACACGAGTATACCCAAGCTTTACCAGAAAAATATTATGAACCAGGTTCTCATTTATTAAACAGACAAGTTGCGTTTGCTTTAAAACATACTGATGAACGACTATTTCTGTCGTGGCTTTGTCTGCGAAGTAAAGCGAGCGATTTTGACTATAATACGATTCCGGATTTATACGCACAATGGAAAAAATTTCATAAATCAAATCAAATGAATAAACAAGTTACAAAACGTTCAATTATGTATTGGCTTAAAAAAGACAATTTTGATGAATACGAGAGAATTAAAAAGCAAACAATTGACTATTATATTGATAAATCTTTAGAGACATCTACAGAATATGATTTAGCAATGGTTTTAAAACAAATGTATAAAGATAAATATGTATGTGCTAGTTATGATAAAAAACGCGGATGGTATGTATTCAAAAACCATCGTTGGGTAGTAGACCACGGAATAAGCATTAGAGAAAAAATTTCTAAAGATATGTTTGACTTATTTACTATTAAATGCGACCTTATGTATAACGAAATACACGAATATAACGAAGACGATAATAGGACAGAATTCATCAAAAAGAAAATTAAAATTATAGGCGACATTCTGATTAAACTAAAGAGAACATCGGACAAAAATAATATTGTACGTGAGGCAGCAGAAATATTTTATGATGGTGACTTTATTAAAAATATGGATACAAATAAATATTTATTATGCTTTAATAATGGTGTAGTAGACTTTAAAAATAAAATTTTTAGGGAAGGATATCCTGAAGACTATATTACAATGACAACAGGCATTGATTATATTCCATATGATGAAACTAATCAAGAACATATACAAACCTCAAATGAACTAATAAAATTTATGGATAAGTTATTTCCTATACCTGATTTAAAACAATATATGTGGGACCATTTGGCATCTTGTTTAATAGGAACAAATAAAAACCAAACTTTCAACGTATATCACGGAAGCGGTAGTAACGGTAAATCAATTTTAGCTGACCTAATGTCTGTTACACTAGGAGAATATAAGGGAACAGTACCGATAACGCTTGTGACAGAAAAAAGAGGTTTAATAGGCGGAACATCAGACGAAATACTTAAATTGAAAGGAAAAAGATATGCCGTAATGCAGGAACCGACAAAAGGCGTAAAATTAAATGAAGGTATAATGAAAGAGCTTACCGGTGGCGACCCAATACAAGCGAGAGGATTATATTCAGAGTCGGAAATTTTCGAGGCACAATTTCAATTGGTTGTTTGTACGAATAATTTATTTGATATTGAAAGTAATGATGATGGAACGTGGAGACGTATTAGAAAATGCGATTTCTTGTCTAAATTTATTGACAAAGACGAAGAACACACTGACGATACAGCTTATGTTTATATTAAAGACAAGGAGTTAAAAGATAAGTTGCCGTTTTTAGCACCTATATTTGCGAGTATGCTAGTTAAACGTGCGTTTGAAACAGACGGTGTTGTTAAAGATTGTGACACTGTTACGAAAGCTTCACAAAAATATAGAAAAGGACAAGACCATATTGCTGCGTTTATTGATGATATGATTGTTAAAGGTGATGAAAAAGATATAATAAAGAAAACTGGATTGAATACCGCATTTAAAAAATGGTTCGAAGAAACGCAAGGTTCAAGAAAAGCTCCCAAAGTAGAAGAGTTACACGAATGTATGAATAAAAGAAGATTTAAATATAATGGCAAAGGTTGGATAGGAATAAAATTTTATGAACCAGATGATGAAGACCAATTA